TACCTGTAGTATAAGTTACTGCAGTTCCAGATAGATCAGTAATGTTACCTGTAGTATAAGTTACTGCAGTTCCAGAAAGATTGGTGATATCACCTGTAGTATAAGTTACTGCAGTTCCAGAAAGATCAGTAATGTTACCTGTAGTATAAGTTACTGCAGTTCCAGATAGACTAGTTACAACACCAGATAATATTCGACCATATCCGTAGTCTAGCGTTGTTCCTTGCAGATTCGGTATAGATCCAATACCTAATGTTTCTGCTAGATACAGATTTCTAACTTTTAAGTTTCCACGGACTTCAACTTTACAGTTACCATCAATACTAGTTGTACCAATACCAACTTGATCGGCAACTTTATCCGCATAAATTAGAGCTTCACTTACCTCAAGTCCATTTTTAACGACAAAGTTCTTCTGAATTGCCATTGAGGTTCACTCTCCCCTCTTAGTTGAAATTTTTAACTATTTATAGATCTAAATAAATAAAGAAAGTAAATAGTAAAAAATACAATGGCATCGATTACTGAGGTATTGTCTGGTTACTTCTGTGAGCAGAACGATTTTACACTGTATACCAATAATACTGGTGGAAATGTACGAGTTATTTTTAACTATCTTTCTATCGAGGGTACAGGAACTAATGAGATTAGGGTTCTAACTCCTGGAGAAGTTTTTCCTGGACCAGAGGTAGATTCTTTTGGAAGAACAACCACTAACAGGACTGCTAACTACATTCAACTACCAAACCTTCCAGATATTAATACTGATTGGATTGAAGGTATTATTGGAAGAAACCTTTCTTCATTAAGTTTAAACTATGGATGGTATTGGAGATATTGGTGGGGATTCAGAAGAAATAGAGATGGTGGGGGGGATAATCCAAATGGATATATGTTCTTATTTTCAAAGGAAGAAATCTTAGACACTAGACAATATTACTTCTATGGTAGTGGTTGGAACTGGTGGAGAAAGTGGGGAAGAATACAAGAAGTTCCATTCCCGACTGAGTATTTCCTAAAACCAGGACAATCTATTGAGTTTGCAGCTAGAAGAAGGAAATGTCTAGATTGGAGAACAAGATCAATACTCTCTCCAACAAAACAACAAATCACATATAATGTCTTAGTAATGCCTGAGTGTTGATAATAAAAAAAAGGGGGGATCAAATCCCCCCCTTTTTTATCAGAGCATAACTCCAAAACTAGAGAAGAAATATTTACCTTCTTCTAAACATGTCTCATAATCAATCTTTTGTGTATTTGGGTTATATGTGATTGCAATACCAACCTGTTTTCCTAAAGAGTTCATGTAAGCATTAACAACTCTTTGAACAGTATGATAAACATTTACATCCCCTTCAGGTAAAGCATCGGTTGATGTTATTGATAATAGATCAGAGATTGTAGACCATCCAATAGTTCCAGAAGTTTCACTAATCATAATACTCTTAGCAGAACCAACAATCTTTGGAAGTTCCCAAACAAGATTAGTGCTAAGGTCATTTTGTGCCTTAAATCCAGCATAGAAGGATTGATTTGAATTGAAGAATCTAATATCTCCAACAACACCAATATTACCATTAACTTGTAAAGAAATACCTGCTAGAACATTTCCAGTATTGATACCAACGTTACCATCAATATCAATGATAAATGGTTTCAAATCATTACCAACGTTTTCAATCCTTACAATCTCACCAGTACCTGAAGTTGAGTTAATATAAAGTGCTCTTTCAGCAGCAGTATAAATCTCAACTTTAGATGTTGGATTTGTAGTTCCAAAGCTTACAAATCCATCACTTGTCCAAGATGTAGGACCAATATCAACTGTCCCAGTTACATTGTTATATGCAAAATAAGGAACACCACCAAATGTGTCATCACTTTCATGGAACTGAATGGATTGATATGGACCAGATGGTGCTAGTGCTTCTACATTAATCTTCTCCATGTAGACAGTAACTATTCCAGAAGATCCAATCTGTGATAGTGTAATACCACCACCAACAAAGTTCATTTGATTAGCATTACCAACAAGTTGGTTATAAGGACCAGTTGAAATGGCGATCAGTGGATTATCATCAATAATAATGGTGGAAATGCCACCGTTATTGCCTGGGGTATATTGCGTCGTTACTGTCAGACCAAGACCAACAATATTGATTGCAGAAATAAATCCTACTTGATTATTATTTGTTGATAGATGGATTGCTGGTCCACCAATAAATCCCCAATCCATCCATGTATTTTCTTGGGTATAAATCCATCCAACATATCCCTTATCCTTAGGATCCGAATAAAATACAACGTCACCATAGTTTCCAGTATAATCTGGTTTTGTTTCAGATAAAGTGTACTTTCTAGATACATTCTCAGAACCTTGGAGATATAAAGAGTTAGCTTCAATACCTTTAGCAGAATATGATGTAAGTTTGTTATTAAAGATTACTGGACCGTCAAATCTTGATACGACGTTCTTATCCTTTCCACCTTCAACTCTAATAGCTCTACCAATACTAATCTCCATTGGAGATAGTACTTCAAAACCGAAGATTGATTTGGATTTATCAGGTTCTTCACCAGTTACTGTTGGTACAGGTAGATCAAATAGATTTTCTTCACCAGTTGAAGAGTTGATTCTCTTGTTACCAGTATAGAAATCTCCATTACTGTTCATTCCACTGAAGAATACAACACCACCTTCATTCTTTTCAGAAATAGCGCGAACTTCTTCTTGTGAACCTAGAACTCTATCCTGTTTATCTGGCAGTGATGTCGAATAGTTACCAGGACCAAAACCAACATATTCAAATGTATGTGCAGAAGCTTTAATAATAGAGTTTCTTCTAAACTCAATAGGTTGTACCTTAATCTTATTGATTACACTATTATTTCTATGAGTTTCCTTTGCAGTTCCTAGTAGAGATCTAAAGACATATACTGTATCGCTAGAAACTCCAGATCTGATTCTTAGGATCTCATTTCCAATCTGAACATAATCCCCAAGTTTAAATCCTCTTTCTACTGCATTGTTAATAGTGATTGGGTTGGTATTGGAATCGGATACGTTAATAGTATTTCCGATTTGTGTAGAAATACCAGCATAGGTAGTGAATAATCTTGAAGAATATAGTTCAGATTCGTTTGAAACTGTTCCTCCTCTTGATGTCAAACCATGTGGATGGAAGATAGGAGTTCCGATAGGAGTTATAGTATCCCACCCCTTAACATTAATACTTAACTTTGTTGGCGCAACAAAAGAACTTGTAGATTCTACAGACTTAACAATAAAGTCTCCATTGAATACTTCAGTTGTTGCCCCACCAACTCTAACTTTCTGATCTACAGAGAAACCATGAGATCTTGGGAATGTAAATGTAGCAACCCCAACTCTATTATCATAGATTACACTGGTTGATTTGATCGATCTACCAACATTAATGATCGAAGGATTATCAGTAGATCTAATGATAATCCTGTTTTCACCAGTATTTGGTTCTACAATATCTTCAGATGAATAAGCAAATACCTTCTTAGCATCTCCAACTTCATATCCAGAGATTCTATAGAGGTTTGTGTAGTTACCAGTTCCAATACCAGAAACTTCTAAAGTTTCGCCAGTTGAATCATTAATACCTTCGACTCTTACTGTCGCATCATAAGATCCAACCTGTCTGCTTATATTTGATGTGAGCGATAATGTGTTACCAATACCATACACACTACCAGGGTTCATGATAGTAACATCTGTAATAGTACCAGCAGCACTAACACTCACTCTAGCAGTTGCATTAAATCCTGTAGTTGATGATAATCCAGATGTTAATGGGACATTATAGTAAATACCTGGAATATACTGTGATCCAATACTTTGGATACTTAAGTTTGTAATACCAAAAAGTCCATGATCAATATCAGTGAAGATTGTATGAGATACTCCCACACTATCAGATACAATATTTGTTACTCCAACACCAACACCAAGATCTTTTAAGAATGATCTTGATGATTCTTTGGTCAAACTATTGTGTGGATCATCTACAACAACAATACCAATCTTCTCTGAGGTAGCAAATGATCTTGCTTCCTTTGGATCGGATACTGGATTGTCTCTATCAAGTCTAGGATATAGATTCCTTAAAGACTGTGTGTACTTTTTATTAGTAAATGGTGCAACAATAGGAGACTCTGAAGCTCTTAGTGGAATAATATGATAAACACCATCTTGATAACTTGGAATGTATTGCTTAACATTCTCGATCTTATATGCTTGGAAAGTATTTCTTAACTTACTCTTATAGAAACGTGGGAGATTTTCATCTCTGGTATTTGTGTCACTTTGGAATGAACCTGGATCATATTCATAGTTATAAGTAAACTCTCTGGAGTTATTAACACCAGTAACAATAAATGATCCATTATAACCTTTATTAAATGTTCCATCAGTATTATTAGCACTGATAGCATTAATAATAGTTACTTCCGAACCAGGAACAAGATCATGTGGTAGTTCTGTACCAACAGTGATTTGACCACCATTCCAACTACATGTGGAAATAAATCTTGGGTTTCTAAGTTCAGTTGAGTTTGATATTGATAGTGATCCTGTAGGGTCAAAATACTTTGCAACTTCTGTAGATGTTGTAATTCCTGAACTAGATTCTTGTAAAATAAATGAATCAAGTGGATCTCTAGATTCAATATTAGAATCTTTTGGAATAACAAATCTCAAACTATAGAGGTTATCGGAATATGATCTATTATCGATTTTTCTCTTAAAGTATGTTCTAGATGTAGCATTACCAAGAGATGTCGTTCCAAGTCCAACGATGCCATTATAAAGATCATTTTCTCCTAGATTACTAATAGAAATCTTAGATACATTTAAATACCATTGATTATATTGTTCATCCCATTGAATAGGATGTCCATAATCTCCAGCAACTTTATCGGATACTCTACTAATAATCTTTAAGTTTCCACCCTTTTCATTAATAGATACTACATTTTCTTGGAAGGAATCTGATAATGATGTTGAGAGTTTGATCTGTGTGGTTCCCAATCCAACTGGATCTAGAGAATCTGTAATAACAAAATAAACTCTATCCTCTTCAATACCATCGGGTAAGTTACCATTATCAGATAATATTCTTACAGATTCACCAGTTAAAAATTGGTGAGGTTCATTGAAAGAAATAACATTATTGAAAATATCATTCTCAGTATCATTATTTGTTCTTCTTACTAAGAACTCTTTCTTTGATGAAAACTCTAGATCATCTCTTCTATATGCACCATAAATGCCACCAGTAAAATCTTCATTCGGCATAACAATAGTTGCCGAATAAGTGCTCTTAATACCTGCCGTATCGAATACATCTAGGAAGATTTTATCATTTTCTTTAGCACCAATCCTAAATCCATCAAATGCTGTATTTGGGATAATATTTTCATTGGTTTGATTATATAAGTACATTCTTGATGTACTTCCAACACCAACTGTTGTGTTTACATCAATAGAATAAAACTCTACTGTATAGTCTTCAGATTCTAGTTCTTTTGGTGCAATCAGATGACTGATATATCCAACATCATCTTTCCTGAATGCATCCTGTTTAAATCCTTTTGAAACAAGTGCTTTATTACCAAAGTTTGAGTTGGAGTTGTTAAGAGAAATATCTGCACCATTCTCAGATACAAACTGATGAGAAAAACCAATAGCGAATACAGAAACTAACTGCAAGTAAGAGTTATTAATCGCTTTAATATGAAAGTTCTCATAGTTTGGTTTATATTGCGATAAGGTGTTTGATGAAAGATTGATAAGATTTGATGTAGCATCCTTATATGTACCTGAAGTAGTATCATACTTAACAAATGCGTTCTCATCTTTTTGTAGTCCAACACCAGTATATTGGGCAACCACCATCGATACGAAACCAGTCGCTTTAGATCCATCCGCCAATAGACCACACATACCATATACGCTTCGTAGCGTACAGTTAAAGACATATGGTGATGCAGATGATACTGTATCAACAATCAGATTAACAGTTGAAGATGTTACATTTCCTAATGCTTCTGGTGGAGGATTTTGTACCTTATACTCAAACTCTGTTGGACTATTGACGCCAGAAACTACATACTTACCATCATATCCAGGAGTTGATACTCCCTGAATCTCAATAGCAGTATTCACACTGATACCATCAAGTGGTTCAGATGTTGTAACAGTAACAAGAGTTGAAGAAACAAGTCCATTGCCAGAACGAATACTAGCAATACCTACTTCATCACCCTTTGGACCAACGATTCTATATTCATCAATAACTGGTTCAATATCAACTAGATCTGATGGTGGATAGTCATTTGGAATATCTCTACCAGTATTCTGACCATAAACAATACCAACTTTCTCATAGTACATGTCAAGATCAGTTCTATCAAACTCACCTGAAGTACCATTAATAAACGCATCGTTAATGACTACATTATTAACACCATCAGCATATTCAAATACTCTCAGTTTGTGGTGAGAGAAGTTTGGAATAAACTGGTTAATAGTGTAATCAGCATAACATGTGGTATTTGGATCAGCGTCTAGAATAGTGAACTGCCAGAAATAACATGCACCAGTTACTCTAAAAATAGCAGACGCTTCAATCTGATCATTTGTTGGACTTGGAACATACCTAGGAATAATCCTAGTTTTTCTTAAATCTAAACCAACAATAGAAGTACCTCTAGGTACGATGACTCCACCATGAATACTGTTTAGTTGGTATAAAGAGTTTCTCTCTAAGTTTAGGTCAAAGTTAGTGTCTAATGTCCATTCACCAAAGTCGTCTCTAACCTCACTAGTTCTTAGGATAAATGAACTACCAGTAGGGATCCACCCAGGTCTATTATCTACAATGTGATCACCTGGATAAAGTAAAATAGTTGTTTTACCAAATCTATCATTACCTTTTCCTCTCTGATATGAGAATCTAGATGCTTCAACTAATGCCCTTTGAATAGTTTTAAAGGGTCTGGTCAAAGAGTTACCTTGATTTTCAATACTATCAGTTGAGTCAAGACTGTTTGGATCAACGTAAAGGATAGTTCCGCGAGTTGACTTTAGAAAATTATCTAACCTGGAGAGACCCATTTTATTTACATTATAGTTTCCGTTATAAGTTATTTATCAATCAAAAAAGAAGAGGACGTGAATAAACACATGCTATTATTACTCAGATTGCATTGTTTCGAGCATATATTCTACAGTGTTTGCAACGTCATTCATTGCATCACGCAAAAATGGTTGCGATCCAGATTCCTGTCGCATTTTATCATTATCATCGCATAACACCCATCTCCATTGTTTTTTATGTTCGGAATACCAAAGATTGATTTTCATTAGTCAGTAGGTAACAGTTCGGGGTTTTCTAAATCAAGTTGATATAATAATGGATGACACTCTTCTTCTATAAGATAGAAAGAGTGTCTATAAAGGTCTTCTGTTGTATATGAAGCAGAGTTATTTGCTAACTCTATGATTTCTTGATCTTCGTAAAGTTCTTTTTGTACCTCATAAAAAGTAAAAGGAATGTTGTTTATGAAATACATTTCAACCAACATAGATTTGTTTTCAAACCAACAATATCTAACGTCGATTCTGTATTTCATATGATTGAGCGTTTCTTATTATTTATTAGAAAGTCTCAATAGGAACGGGGAGACTTGAACTCCCACGGGCACAATGCCCAAAAGCATTTCCATTGCTTCGCGTGTTTCTGGTCTCATTCTGCATAACCTAGAATATCTTCATCAACTGTAGCACGAATAAACTTGAGCATGTTCATAAACTGGTCAATAGTAACACAAACAATTTCATTTTCGTTTCCGTTACTCCCGTAGATATAAATGGTTTTACGAGATGGATCTACAACGCACCTTGTCAGGTACTCATCTTGCATTTTGTCGTCTCGTTCTTGATTACCCATATATCTTAGCAGGGCGCAGGGCAGTTGTCAACAGTACATGCCATAGACGGAACCATTTTCATTCCATATTCTAACCCTGAGCATTCTATTAGAACCAACATTAATAACTCCATTAGTAATTGTACCGCTAAACAAAGATCCACATAAAGGAAGGAGAGCATGGCCAGTATCAGTTTCACTCGTAAGAATTAGAACCGATCTAGTTGAGCCATCTGTATTTCTACAAATAACTTCAAAAGTAGATCCTGGTTTAAAATCTGAAATAAGTATTTGTGTGTTATTACTATTATAATCAACTTTATGAAATGCCTGTAAAGCAGCACTTACTGTAGTTACACCTGTAGCAGTAAATGTTGCTGCAGTTCCAACAATGCTACTATTTGCCATAGTAACAATACCTGCACATGTAACACCATCTACAGCAATCTGAGGACTATCTATTAATCCTTCGGAATAAGTAGAGATTCCCGATATCTCAGAATAATATGCACCTTGTGCAAATGTAACAATGCCAGAAAGTGAAGATCCGTTACCGAGAACATCATAGATCTCAGTAAAGTTATCGTTGATTTTTTGACCAGCTACTCTTAAACTATCTCCAGTAGCATCATTAGCAAATGCGCCAACATTAATAAGAGATTTAGACATAATATTTTTACTGCATTGAAGCGACTTTGTATTATTTATACGGTAATATCAAATGTCAAAAATGTTGAACTGATTAAAGATGTATTAGAGGACATTGGATAGTTTCTATTTACTACTGGAGGCCCTCCAGCATTAGCAATAGGTTTATATGTACTATTATTGAGGAAAGATTTAAAGTCTTCTTTTTCTAGCTTTTCCTCTCTAGCTTTTCCGATTTGAACTCTATATGCCCATATTCTAATATTAAACTCATTATATTCTTTTTTTATTTTGTTAGAAATAGAAATACTATCATAAAACTCATCATTATATTTCAATGAACTTTCTTTTTGTAAAGCTTCATCTTCATTAGATTTTATTTGGGCATTTATTTCTGGAGTATTGCTGAGTTGGCTGCTATAAGCAGGGACAAAACTTGGATTTTGTGGTGAGTTAGGATCTAAAAATCCTCCTCCAAATGAAGAAATATAGTCTGATATTGTTCTAGTATCCCCCTCAGTAGCATCAGAACCATCATCTCTCAAAGGTTTTCTATTAAACCCAACTGTATAATACACTTTTCCAGATCCAACTGCAGGTTCTCTAACAATACTATCAAGATTATCAGGGTCTGGATATCCATCTAGAAAATGTGGCCACTCTGCACTATACACTTCTATCCCAGAGTTATCATATTCTAGTTCTACTCCTGTTCCAGCATCAGATGAAGTCATTTTCTTCACCTGTTGAAGTTCATAAGGACTTTCACGTTCACCGACAGAAATGCTATCAGGGACTTGATCTGGAGATATTGAGAACGTGAATATCGGATATTCCCCATTAAATAATGGAGCAGTTATAAGTTGAGTTACAGGATCTCCTAAATCGACATAAGTCACTATCTCACCATTTACACCAGAAGTATTTGGCACCCCTGTAAGATTTACGATTGCAGTGCCAATACCAGTTACATTATTGACACCAGAGTCTGGAAATAAGATTTTTGGTTCTGAGGAAACTAACTGCCCAATTTCAATATCCTCATATATTTTAGTCAAGAATAGTCTCGTTCCTCCAAGATCAGCAGTTCCAATCGAAACATTTACATAAGTTTCGAGAACATCTCTACTATATGGTTCGATATCTAACTTTATTCCCTGAAGATTGACAGGTCTAAAAACACTATCCATTTCACTACCAGCTGAAGTTAATGGTTGCTTACTACCAAGATTCACTTCTCTTGCTTGATATATTTGAACGCTAGAAGGATCAAAAGTAAAAGTAGAAGAACCAGATCCAATATTTTGTTGCTCAGAATATGTTCTCGACAATCTTTCACATCTTAAATCATATGAAAGTCCAACAATTTTTGTTTGTGGTCCTGTATTTGGATTAGGAGTGGTGCTAGTAAGACTAGATACTCCCACAATCCTCCAAAATAAATCACTGGCACCACCAGCATCTATTCTACTTTGATATGATTCTTTCACTTTATCATAAGCATCATTTACTTCTTGGCAAGTTTCAAGCAAATATAAGTCTAGATTTTTAGATGCATCTTGATATGGTTCTTTAGCAGTTTCTAAAGTAACTATCTGCTCTCTAGCAAATCTATCAATATCTATTTTATCATTAATAAGTTGGGATGTAATCTTATTAATAGATTCAACATTCCTTATTTTAGCCATTTCTTCTGCATAACATTGCTATGGTTTATTTATTTGTGGAGTCTTGGCGACAAAAAGTTATGATTCCATGCGCCTAAAGTTATAAAGGTTTCTCGATATTTCATAGAAACCATTCCATTTTTATATTCTTCAATACTTACAACATAAAATAGAGACTCAAATATCCCCTGTTTTTGAAGTTTTGCCATTCTATGAACACCATCTTCAATCAAATAACCATTTTCATATTTAATAACAATACCTGGATAAGATGTATCAACATCATCTATGAAAATCTCATTTGGTGGAGGAGAACATATTTCAGAATGTTTTATTAAAATAGGTTTTCTAGAATCATTTACAATCTTATACGTCATATTTCTAACCATTGTGAGGGATGTGTACAACCTTGATGATGTCTGAAATGTTCTGGTTTTAAAGTAACCCGAACATCTCCAGCAATAGCAATCCTTTCATTCGTTCTAGCTTTCTTTTTGATCGTCTTATGAAACGTTTGAGTTGGCATTACAATAACAGAACCTTCTATAGGAGTTATTGTATAGTTATTGCAGTTATATCTATTGAAGTTGGTCATAAGATTATGTATATCAGCAGTATCGAAGAATCCTTGACATACTTCATTACTATTACTCATTTGCATAGCAACAAATCTATCGGATGTTTCGTCAGTATTTAAATAATACACAAAACTTATATTTGCCTCATTATGATTATGTGGTGCCATTGGAGGAGTAGTATCATCTCTATGATAAACAACCCATGATTTGCATATATGATAACTTAATCTATCATATTTTATATTCAAAGTATCAAAATAATCATCAAATATCTTTCTAAGTGATTTGAAGAACACAGAATAATCAGTATTTAAATGGGCAAAAATATTTGACGATGCTTCTGGAGATTCATGCTCATAACCATTAAACCAATACTTCTTTAAACTTTCTATATTATCTCTTTTAAACTCTTCATGACAATCTAAACTCCCCTGATAGATTATCAGAGGGAATAACTCATGGACTTTTTTCATTCTAACTCAATCTATATTCACTATTATCACCTGGATAATCATCAGTTGTCAACCCTTTGTATTCTGGAATATTCTTTTCAGTGTCTTTTCTTTCTGCAAATACTGTATAGTGATACTTAAACAATCCTTCTCCATTCATCAATACTCCACCACCAACATAAATCTTGTTGTCTACGATTTCTTTGACGTATAGATTTTGTTCACTACCAACTGAAGTTAAGTTAACGGTTATAGAATCTTTCTCGACTAATCCCAACCAATAATCTGGCAGATGAATAACATCAGAGGTAGATTTACCCCTACAATATACTTCTGCCGCTGGTCCTTCTAAAGAAACATACCTAAGTCTATGCCCATCTTTAGTTGGATGCAAAATATCAAATGGTTTTTTAGAAATAGCAATACCGAAAGTTTTATTTAAAGTTGTAACTTTAGTAGCATGGTCTGGATATAGTGTTGGAGCTTCACCAAATAAAGGTGCAGCATTAAATGCAAATCCTAGATTAGAATCAAATCCAGTTTCAAGTTTTGTTCCTGCAAAACACTTTGCTCCAATATCAGATTTTAGAGATGCAATCTTTGATTCAAAGTTAGAAACATCAAATCGCAATAAAGTATTTAAAGAAATAGATGCTGATGACACAACAAATGGCATAGGACCACAAAAGACATTAACTCCTACAGGTCCAGCAATATCTCCAATAACTACATCAATCGGCGTTGGTACTGATGTAGATCGTATTTTTACAATACTTGGAGTTGGTACTGCAAGCATATCAGTATTTTGAACATTACTGATCATCACCCCAGCTTCATATGGAAGAAACTTTAATGGAACACCTACAACAGCAGGACCTTCAATATATGCAGAACCACGAATCTCAGCTCCAGATATTCCTAGACATGCAGGTAAACCTTCACCAATAAAAAGTCTTTTAGTTACGTGTACATCAGGAAGTTTTGCCATTTATAAAAAGTCTCCAATAATAGGTAAATTTTTAATCTCGTTACTGAATGGGAATAATCCACCCCCCGCTTTTCCTCCTTTAATAGATGTTGCTCCATCAGCAAAATCCATTAATCCACCATAAACATTTAATATAGATCTTCCTATAATATCTACAGTATTTTCTGAAACTATTTTACAAGAAGCATTTGCATCAACATCAAACATTTGGGTCTTGATACTAACTTTCTCATTCCCTTTCAGTAAGATTCTACCATTTTTTCCATCAGATCCGTTAGCAATCAAATCAATATTTTCTGCTATGAATCGGATTCTTCCCCGTTTTGCCTTAAAAACAATATCACCATTCTTCGCTATTGTAATGAATGCTGGTATTTCTTTTGCAACATCCATACCACAAACGATCTGAGTCGATCCTGGTGATGACATTATAGTTCCACCTTTTCTACCAGTCTCAGAAAGACCAGTACTATCCATAGTCATATAATGACGCCCACCATCATTTGCAGTTCTAATATGACACCCAGAAACAATCTCATCATCATGAATATGTCCAAATTGTATTTCTCCGTAATCATTACCATATCTAATAGTATGGTAGCAACGTACTGGTTCTGTCATTAGAATCTACCTACACAATCGACTACACTTATCACTTTTGATATGATTTCTGGATCATCAATCTCAGAAATCTCTTGCTCACCAACAAACTTAGTTCCTAATACTGGAATAAGTCTTGCATTAAATCCTGTCTGAGAACTAATGGTTATCTCAGGAATGTCTGTGAATCCCAATCCACCAGTTTTCACTACTGCGCCAATAATAGATCCGATAGGACTGATTATTGGTGTTATACTAGCGCCATTATCTGGTGTTATAGTAATCTCATCTGACATATTATAAGAATATCCTGGACTATCTATAACAACATCAATCAACTCTAAAACAACGGGATATTGACCATCACTTGAGATAGGTTCAACTAGTTGTTGACCCTGTTGACCCTGTTGACCCTGTTGACCCTGTTGACCCTCGGATGGTTGAGGTGTAACTGCTACTGATTCCTCAGTAATTGAGATAGGTTCAACTAGTTGTTGACCCTGTTGACCCTCGGATGGTTGAGGTGTAACTGCTACTGATTCCTCAGTAATTGAGATAGGTTCAACTAGTTGTTGACCCTGTTGACCCTGTTGACCCTCGGATGGTTGAGGTGTAACTGCTACTGATTCCTCAGTAATGTCTTCATATGTATCATTTCCAGGGAAAAGAACTTTATCTCCTGGATTTAATGTAATTTCTTCTCCTGGTCCATAAGGAGAATCCCACGTTCCATCGGATCTCTGAACAATCGTATCAGTTTTATCTGCCCAAGTTCTTCCATCACCACCGTAACTTCCATCAAATGTAGGTAAATATCCAGTTCCAGGGGTAACTATTTGAATGCTTACAACACGTCCTTGATCGTCAATTTTACTTCTCCCAAATCCACCTCTACCTTTTCCACAACTGTCTTTGAACTTGACAAATGGAGCAGAAGTATATCCAGATCCAGGTAAAGTAATATCAGCACCAATCAGTTTTCCTGTACTGCTAACGATTGCATTTGCAGTCGCTCCAGAACCTCCACCACCGAAAATAGTTACAGTGGGAGGACCACACAAGTTAGGACCAGTAAAGCAACCAGCAACACTATCGATTATTCCTGAGAGATCTACATCTCCAATAGAATCTAGATCAATATTAAAGTTAGAAACAGCAGATGCAACACCATTAACTTCACCAATAATAGAAGCAACGTCTAGATTTGCAGATGGTTCTGGACCATCCCACACACTCCATTCAGTTGTTTTAGCACAATCTGGTTTTTCATCACAAAGAATGAATGATAGAAGTTCAGTAATAAAGTTTAGAACATCTTCAGCAATATCAAAAGTGGTTCCAAGTAAAGATGAAATAGGTTCTAAAATATTATTTAATGCACCATTAATAAGACCAGTGATAGCACCAAAAATTCCTCCTAATAGATTTTCAACTGCACAAAGAGGAACATTTACTAACTTGTTAAAGGCATCTTTTAAGTAATTGCCAATCATTTCTAATAGATTGGATATTAAGTTTCTAAAAAGACAGACTACCGCTTCACTAGCTTTCTCAATACCTTCTTTTAATGGTGGTCTTTGATTTGGAAATAGATTAAAATAAGATACTTTAGCAGCATCGTTTATTTTTTTGGTAGTAAACTTCTGCGCTTCTACAAGAACCCATTTTATTACTTCACTAATAGATTTTGTTGAACCATCAATCTCAAACTGAATAAGATTTTCAAGAAAGTTAGTTGCATTTGTGGTACTTAAATCATTTCTAATATCACTTACTTTTGTAGATACAGTATTCTCCCATTTTGATAGTGTTTTTTTATATTTTTCAATCTTTTGGATTGCATTTTTAATATCCCTCTGCATTTTACTCATAGGGATTGGTTCACACTCGGAATCTAAATACTCAACTTCATATCCATCAATTGCTTGCTCAGCAGAAGCACCATCCTTTCTTGGAATATTGGAGTTATTGACTTGTGGATTTATTTCTTGACCTTGTTGTTGCGTTACCCCTTCTGAATTTTGTTTAGCTTGTGCAGGTTCTTGCGTAACATTTAAGTTGTACCTTGCAATAAGGTCTCTATTGGTATATCCACTGAAAGGTTGAAAGGCAGCAGCAGGAAGTTTGCTAATAGAAACATATTGATTGTATCCAATCAAACCCATAATGATTGGATGTTGAGCATTTTCGCCATCTAAGAAAAATCCATAGCAAAAATCACCTTGCCTAATGCTCGGTGTTTGTGAAGCTCCACCATTACCAGTTCCTGCTGTTACAGGAAGCATTACGCCTGCCCAAGGGAGATCTTCATCGGGAAGTGCTTGAACATCCGCAGTATGGTATCCCATAATACGAACTTTGTATCGATAATCATATCCTAGGTGGTCTGAAGTAGTTCCAGTTCTACGACCAGGAATATTAACTACCCACTGATCCTCAAGAACAACTTGACCAATCCACCATATAAATCCGTCGCGTCCTACTTGCTGACTTTTTAAAAACCCTTCTTGAATCATTAGTCTTCGTAAATTCTACATTCGCTTGCTTCTGGATTCTCATCACAGTACATTTCAAATGCGGTTGGATCATGATTATCTTCAGGATGATTTTTATGATATAACTCTAGATGTTGCAGTTCATCTTGAGTATGTCTTCTCATTTGTGGAGAGATCATTGGGTCTTCAAGTATTTTTTTATCCTTTTCGATATGATCTTCGATTGATTTTTCCATTTACTACTCCTTTACTTTTGTTTTCTAAATGTATCTCTTACTAGAGTCATACTAGTAAAAGTGTCAGCAGAAGTTATTCTGTGACATAGACTGGAAATAACGTATTTGCCAGAAGATAACACATCAACATCAGGATCTCCAACTTTTACCTGAGGAAACTCAAAATAAACTACATCCCCCGCATTTAATCCAAAATCTCCAGATACTACTATATTTATCTTAATAGAGAACATTTGATTATATCTCATGATAGACTGAACCATTGTGGTTTTAACATCATAAGTTGGATTTAATGGACTAGTTTTCCAGTTCTTCAACTGAGATATTGGAGTTTTACCTGGAGGGAGAGTTCCAACATCAAGAATATGTGACATTAACCTCGATATTGGTTGTCTAAACTGATCTGCAACATGATTATTTTCATCCTTTCCAAGATTTATTACCTTTCCATTTTGATCTTCATCAACACTATAGTTTCTAACCTCATAATCCATAGCATAAAAATCGAAAAATATTGATCTATTGGAATAAGATCCAAGTATTAGTTGTTCCTGCAAATCAATATTTCTGTCAATACCATACGATAAAACTTTCTCAAAACCATCTTTCTTTTCAGCAGTATCGCTGTAAACATATTGATTCTTTGGTTTTTGACTCATTAATGCATCAATAGATCTGAAGTTAAATGCGTTAGATGTTTCATATAAAAAGTAACCAGCAGAAGCATTCTTTTTACCATATCCAGAAGGAACTGATCTTGATGCCAACCAAGTACAAACATGAAGAGGTTTTCTATCATTACCAATAAACTCATAATCGACAAGAGTATCATCAAGTATAATATTTTTATTAGTCTTTAGTTTATCGGTCAAAATAGTTTTAACGTTCTCAGAGATCTTGCCACTATATCTTTCAACTACTCTACTTTGTTCGTTGGCAAGTGTCTCTGCGCTACAAAAATCTATTATATAAGTTTCAGTATTAGTTTTACTGTTTACATTTTTAACTCTGTTAACATATAATTTTAGTTTTAACTTTGTTGGATTATCTTTTGCATCTTCTATAACTATATCAACTTCTTCTCCACCTCTTAATGGTAATCCATCTAAAACTGATATAGATTCTTTATCATTAGAGTCTTGCTTATATCCAGTATCTGTAAATACAACAGACAAAGTAATAGTATTAGACAAAATGTTTTCATAATATCTTAGGTCAGTTATTCCAGCACTAATATCAATAGACGCTTTAGTCTTAAAATTTGTTATAAGAAACTTTTCAATATTCCCAGATAGTACGTCTTTATTTTCCATTATCCGTTTTTATACAAGTTGCCTAAGAGTTGAATCTTATAGTAACTATTTAACATCTTAGATGTAGATCCTGGAGGTAATGGTAAAACTGAAGACCCTCCACCAGAAGATTCTCCACCACCATTTCCCATAGGAAGAGGTAATACAGTCATTTGACCACCTCTTTGTTCATAAGATGCTCTTTGACTCAATGCGCTAGTATCCATTCTTTGTGAAGGGGAAGACATACTCAATGCAGATGAAGTAGATTGATTTAGGTTATCAGTTGATCTGCGGAGGTTTTCGGTTTCATTATCTTGTTGCTCTGGTGAAGGAGCTGCAGGTGATGTAGGTGTTGCTGCAGGTGATGTTATCTGACCCGCATTTAACTTTTCCACGTATTTTCTATATCTTGCTTTTCTATCATCCATTCCATTAATTTGATCTTCTCTAGTTGCAGCAGGATAGTTGATCGCTTTTGAATGTAAAAACACATTATCCCAGTTACCATTTACTGTTGGTCTAACATTCTGCTTCCAATAAGCAACAGCAATCTTAGCAGCAAGTTCACCATCCATTGCAAGATCTGGGTTACTTAGCAAATCAACGCCAAACATTTTTCCATATTTTTCGTAGTTATAGTCATGTGTTAGTTGAATATAACCTCTACCATGGAACTTCGCTTTATAAGTTTTCCCATTCGGAGCTGTCCATGGACCACCACCACCATAGTGTGACCTTCCTCCACTTAGCTCTCTAGGGAACTGAAAACCTCCAGTCTCATGAGACATTTGTGCTAGGAAAGCAGCAAGTTCTTTTCCTTTGATTCCAGCAGCAGCTGCTGCCTTAATAAGCGGTCCCTCGCCAAACTCTCCAGTACCAACACTAAGTCTTGTATTTAAACCTGCAGCTGGATTTGGTGTATTACCATCACTAGCCGATGGTTCAGTAGCACTTCCATCGCCAGGAAGTTCTATATCACCTAATGGTGGTGGTGTATATTTTGGTTTTTGATTAGAAGTTCCCATAAATGAGTTCTTAACATGCTTAATAAATGCAAGAGGATCTCTAATCATAAATGTAGGATCTGGAACATGTGATAACTTACCTTTCTTATTACCAAACCACTGATTATCTGAAATAAACTTAAATGGACTCAAAGGAAACTTTCCTAGGAAATCATGCATCCCTTCAAACTTACCAGATCTCCATAATGTAGCTGCTTCTAATACACTTCTTAATGGACCAGGAATAGCTGGATTTGGGATTCTTAGTTTTGGCCAGTTAGTTACATACCTGGTAACACCTTTACCTAACCAATCAAGAACTTGTTTACCAGTATCAAATGCTTTTTTTAAATCATCAAATAAAATCTCACCTGCCTTTTTCCATCCGCCTGGAGTTTTAATGCCATAATAAAATAGATTACCAACATACTCACCAATATATTCACCAAGCATCATTCCTAAAATAGGAATAGGAATAAAGTTTCCAAGTAATCCACCAATAGCAGCACCACCAGCTTTGAACAATGTTTGACTTGGTGGGTCTCCACTCAACCAAGAGTCAAGTGCAACTAGAAGTGGACCAATGATAGGTATTCTTATAGATCGTCTAGCTGCTTTAGCAACAGTTCCAGCAGTTGTTGCTGCACTAGATGCTGCTTTTGCCTTTTGTGCTGCCGCTCCCGCTTCTCTTGCTGTCTTTGCTTTATCTGCTGCTTGTTGCGCTTTCTTTGCTTTATCTGCTGCTTGTTGCGCTTTCTTTGCTTTATCTGCTGCTTGTTGCGCTTTCTTTGCTTTATCTGCTGCTTGTTGCGCTTTCTTTGCTTTTTGTGCTTGTGCTCTTATTGCAGCAGATTGACGAGCAGATCTTTCAGCAGCAGTTCCAACTGCCTGAGTTGCTCCTTTTAATCCTTGCCCACCCTTTAAAGCACCAGTAAATGCTCTAGTTGCTCTACTACCAAATCTTAGGGAAGATCTAGTAAATCTAGCTGCTACTCTAGCACCCTTAACGCCCAACCTAGCTGCTGCTCTAGCACCCTTAACGCCCAACCTAAGTGCATTTCCGCCTAGTTTAGCACCAGCTTTAATCGATGCTATAATACCTTTAGCAATCTTTAATGCGGATTTTATAGCAAGTTTTATTGCACCAGATATTCCCTTAAAGGTTAGTTTTAAACCTTTACCTAATAGTTTTATACTACCTTTAAGTATTTTACCTGGAAGATAAAAAGGATTTAATAAAGACTTTGCAGTAAACTTTAATATTTTAGATAAAGGTTTTCTAAGTTCTGGTCCCAGTAAAAATCTGGTTATATGTCTCCAGTTTTTAATACCAAGGTCTATACCTTTGAATATTTTATCTTTATTGTTAAGAAGTAACTTTAATAACCCACCAGCTAAAATATTTCCAAAAAATCTTTTGATTATATCAAAAAATCCAAGAGATTGTTTTTCTTGTTTATCTTCAGTGTTTTTGTCGTCAGATTGTTTATTTTCTAATGAAGATTCTCTATTAGAAAATCTCTGTCTGGATTGTTGTATTCTTTTGTTAGTTGCTTCTCTTTTCGCAATATTTTGAGAGTTTTTTAAAGTAGATTGCAGTGATTTCAGTGCTTGATTTATTGAAGATAACTCTTTTAATATTGGAGAATACTTTGACTTGCCAGGGATTTTATCTAAACCACTTGGTATTGATGGTTTAGGTGCATTTAATAGTTTTGGGGTTGATATTTTTCTCTCTTGAATATTTGGTCTTGTAGATTGTCCCGATCCGCCAGAGACCATCTTTTCTTTCAACTTTTTCTTAGCATATTGTCTTGCCTTCTCTCTCGCCAAGTTCTTAGATTTTGCTTGAATTGCTTTTTTAGCAGCAGCTTTTGTGAGACCTTTTGCCCCCTCTTTTGCCAATAATCTTCCTGCTGCCCCTAATATTGCTGGTAATGCCATTATCCTACAAGATTATAGATAGATTTTACGACCAACAAAGAAGGATTAGCGGGATCAATAGAGCTGAATGATGGGACAGATTTCTGGTTTGGTGTATTTGCTACACCTCCACCAGACTTAACCTGACCAGGAACAGGTCCAATAGATCTAAGAAAATTCATTCCATTATTAACATTCTCTGCAGATGGAATCTGGAGACTTCCAGATCTAGTCATTTCAGTCTCTATTTCCCCCGAAGATGATTCACCTGCTGCAGATGTTGATCCGAATGTTGGTTTTCCCGAAGTAATATAGTTAACAAATGCTTCATGTCCTGCAGGTTCTGCATCCATATGTAAATGGTCAGCATAGTTTCCACCAGTACTTCCTTGAGTTCCAATAATAGTTCCTGCTTTTATTTTATCCCCCACACCAAAGTTGCCCATTCTACTAAGGTGGGCAAAAAGCATATTTCCCGTAGCATTCTTAACAACTACAGTGTTTCCATATCCTCCAGCTTGATTTTTAAATATAACTTCAGAATCTAATGGTACTGGAACATCTGCATTTGGAGATGATGATAGATCAGTTCCATGCAATAATGTATAGTCTTTTGGATATCCATCAGTTCTCCTAGTGGTTGGACCACTATGATGCATCCTTAAGTCACTGTAAGTATAAGTTTGACCAGAATTTAAAAGTTTGTTTCCTCCACCATTAACACTAAAATACTTAATCTTCCCACCAGCATAACCACCACTTGCCATTGCTTTAATCTTATTAGAAGCAACGTCTCTGGGTTTATTTGCTACTGGTCCACCATATTTGTCATTGATTGTCAATAACTTACCAACACCATAGTTTTCAGCTGCTTTAGCATTAATAACAACCTCTCCAGGTTGAGCAGCAATCAACTGAGTGTCTTTACCCAAACCAGTAATCGTAAGTCCAGTATCATTTTCGATTTGACCACCATTTGCAAATGACAAATCATTAACGTTGATGGAGTTATTTCTCGGGAGAATGGAGTTATTTCTCGGGAGAACAGTCGATCCAGCTTTAATACTATTATTAGTTATATTGTTTGTACTATTAGTAACATTATTGTTTGTACTATTAGTAACATTATTATAGTTACTGATGGAGTTATTTCTCGGGAGAATGGAGTTATTTCTCGGGAGAACAGTCGATCCATCTTTAATACTATTATTAGTTATATTGTTTGTACTATTAGTAACATTAGTAACATTATTGTTTGTACTATTAGTAACATTATTGTTTGTACTATTAGTAACATTATTATAGTTACTAACATTTTGTACTTCACCACCTTTTTCAAACTGAGGAACTACTGGTATAGTCTTTGCTGGACTATTAGCAAAAGTCGCTTCAGGTATTTGGGGAAGATTGGGTATCTGAGGTATTGCTGGAGGATTATCTATTAAATCTGGTTTTGGTAACCAACTTGGTAATGCTTTGATAATATCATTAATAGTATTAACTATATTTTTTATTCCACCATTTACATAATCAATAAGAGTTCTTATTGGACCAATGACATTATCATCAATCCATTTAATAATCCCATTAAAGAATCCAACAATACTATTGATGATGTTCTGTAATGGTTTTAATAATATTTTAGGATTTTTTATAATATTAAGAAGTCCTTTGAAAAATCCCCCAAGAAGAATGAACTTAAAAAAGTTCATTATTTTTTCAAAGAAATCTGCAAATGGTGATATTGCTTTTTCTATTTTATCACCTGCGTTTTTCGCGCCGGATTTAGATTCTAAAGACTTTTCTCTACTTTTTTTTCTTTGAATATTTTTGTCTTGCCTCTGTCTTTCCATTGAAGACTTGGCAAGTTGATTTTGCTTTTTAAAAGCTTCTACTATAGCGTTAACACTATTCTTAATCTCAACTAACTCTTTTTGTATAGACTTAAGAGTCTTATCATCAGATTTTTGATCGTCAGTTTTGGTAGTATTTGGTAAAAGTTTTTGGGGGTTAATTTTTTTACTAACCACGATTTTCCCATCATTTCCAGATCTTATGTCATCTAAAAGAGAATCTAGTTTTTGTTCGTCTTCTTTCTTCATTGGGACTGTTGTTGTTTTAGTTTTTCTTCCTCTAAATGATTAATCAACATTCCAACGTAAATATCTCTTTCCCAAGGCATTAAGTTCTCATATTCTGTTAATGAATATTTATGGTACTGAATCATAGAAAAACTAATTTGAAAATAGTTTTCTAGATCCATGTAAACCATTCCTAACCGAAAAAACTTGCTAGTCCCTCCAACTTAACAACATTTTCAACTCCAGTATTTGGATTTGTAAAAGTTACTTTATGAGAAAGTTTTGGCATGGTATTGAAAAACTCATCAACCGCCTTAAATTGAATACTATTCATTTGACCCAAGAACTCAATAATGTCTTTCTTAGTACAGTCAGCAGAAGACCAAACTTCTTCTTCATTATAGATCTTATCCACACAACCAGCAATAAGTTCAAATGACTGATCTAAGGTTTGCTCTTGAAAGTCAAAGTTGTTTTTAATAAACTCATCTAGAGATGGATACTTCATCTCCATTCTTAGATTTGAGTCTAGTTTGATAGTTTTTTCATGGTTTTCTGGTCTTTCAATACCAATGTCTTCTACATTAATAGTTACAGACACTGAAGTTTCTCCGTCATCTGGAGCGATCAGATTTACTTCAATCTCTTCACCAACAGACTTCCCTCTAATATTTAAAAACAAATATTCAATATCAAAAGTAGGAAGTTCTTCAATTTTAACACCTCTTGTTAAGATGCAGGACTTCAATACTTGCTTTAGTGCATTAGTAATCTGTTTAACATCTTCACTTTCCATGGCAATGAGAAGAACTTTTTCTTCCTTCACTAAGAAAGGTCTATACTTAACAGATTTTCCTGTAGATGGCAACTCAAGTTCATAAGTTGGCGTTACAATTTTTGGTAAAGGCATAATTTGATGTATCAGTACATGTATTTAGTAGGGTTATGCTTGTGCTTCTGCTCCAAATACTCCTTGATCAACTGTTCTACCATTAAAAAAGTTTCCAAAGTTAGTATTATCTTGAGCATCAACACCAAAGTTATTATAGTATTCATCAAATCTAAATCCAGTCACTTTACTATAATCAAAAGCATTTATTGGTCTTTGAACAGTACCTGGAGGAGTTGTTTGAGTATTAGGATTTCCTGAGTTTGCAAACCCAGGTGCTCTGAACCTAACAGTTCCTTTCTTCTCAACAACATAACGTGTAAAATAGAAACCAACAGAACACTTTAAAATATCACTTTGATTATACGATACTGGCATAGAAACTATATTGTAAGGAAAAGCTCCTATAAGTTCGTATTCTAAGTTAGATCCACCACGTTTTGATGGTTCTAATGGTGCTTTACCTGGTTTAAAATAGTCCTTTTCAAACTTACTTATATAAACTGTTTGCTTATAGTCTATAGGGTATGTCATTCTATAAAATGCAGTATCTTCTCTATAAGCATTTCTTGATTGAGTATATCCCTGCCCAACAACAAACTCAATCCACTTTTCAAAAAAGTCAACCACATTATATTGATGGTCAACATAAAATGTTAAGTTAAATGATTCATCATACATCCTTCTATATGCCATCTTCTCAGTAACACCATGATGATCATTAGTTACTTGATGAGTTGCTAATGATGATCCAGGCAAAGTTGCTTCATGGCACAACAAACTAATATTTTCAGTCTGTTGAAATATTCTTGGTGGAGGAACTATGGTAAGCTGGTATAACGAAGTCTGTGCAAGGTGTAATGCCCTAGATTTAAAGTCACTTATACTATAACTCTTTGGGGGTACAGCAGACATTTATAAATACTTTTTGATCTTATATATTATGTATGCGAGAAAGCAAATATCATCAGGGAAAGTTTCATCCTAAGCATCCAGAAAAATATAAAGGAAACCCAAGTAATATAGTTTATAGATCTTCTTGGGAACTTAAGTTCATGAGATACTGTGATCTAAACGAGAAGATAATGGAATGGGGTAGTGAAGAGTTTTTTATTCCTTACTTTGATCCTACGACAAACAAAGTCCGTAGATATTTTCCTGACTTCATTGTAAAGATTAAAGAAAATAGTGGCAATATTAAAAAATACCTTGTAGAAGTTAAACCAAAAAAACAAACTATAGAACCAAAGCAGACAAAAGGAAAGCAAAAGAAAACTTTCATCAATGAAGTAATGATGTACAATAAAAATATAGCAAAATGGAAAGCTGCTAAAGAATGGTGCGAAGACCATATGATAGAGTTTAAGATTATAACAGAAGACGAACTAAACCCCTATAAATAACTAAAAATAGTGTAAATGGCATTAAGTCAAGGTAGTGTAAGTCCCACAACCCTTATTGATGGTTTATCATTTAATGTTGAAGCAAAAAATGACACTGGGTCTCAAGTACAAATAAATCGAACACCAGAAATACCTTTAAGTAACAATGAGGTGTCTACTGGTGCAAACTATTTTAACGCTGATGGATCTATAAGTTGGGCAGATTATAACTTAAATACTGGAGATTCTTTTCAGTTGGGTGCTCCAGATTTTTTTATGGAAGAACTGGTAAATAATCCAACTTATAGTAATACAATCAAAAACGCATCGGATTATTGGTCGGATAGTAGTTTTATTCCTTTTGAAGATGCGGCTGCTTTAAATGTTGGTGCAACTTCAGTATTGAATGATGCTACACCAACAGTCAAAAGAAGAATCGCACCAATAACATCTCTATCATATCCACTTAAAAGAGATGCTGAACTTGATTATTTAAAAATAACTGTTATTGAATATATCCCTCCTGGTTTGCCTAGAGATGATTTTAATACTGCATCTACAGAGTCTGCTGGAAGAAAAAAATCCCTCGGAACAACCATTTTCTTACCAATGCAACCAGGTATTAGGGATAGTAATGCAGTCTCTTGGAACCAGGATGGAATGAATGTTTTTCAAGCAAGAGCAGCAGGAGCAGCAGCAAACGCTATTAATAGTTTAGGTGATGGAAAATTTGTAGATGCTTTTAAAGGTCTTATCACAGATTCTAAAGCATTTGCCGATGATCTTTTAGCTACAGAAGGTCTTGGAGCGTATATTACAGCATATTTTGCTGGTCAAGCAGTTGGTGCAAATGTCGTTACACGACAAACTGGTGCAGTTTTAAATAACAACCTTGAAATGCTCTTTCAAGGTCCATCACTTAGAACATTCTCATATAACTATAAGTTTACTCCAAGAGAACAATCAGAAGCAAATAATATACGAAATATTATAAGAGTACTAAAAAAAGAATCTGCTGTACAAAAAGCAAATACTGGATTGTTTTTAAAATCTCCAAATGTGTTTGATCTGCAGTATATCTTTGGAGAAACTGGAGCACCTCATCCATTCTTAAACAACATCAAAACTTGTGCCCTAACAAACATCACTACTGACTATACTCCTGATGGATCTTACATGACATATGCGGATGGATCGATGACATCGTACAATCTAAGTCTAACATTCTCAGAACTTGAACCAATCTATAGAGATGATCAAGAAAACTCTAGCGGTATGGGGTACTAAAAATGGCATTAAGACCTTACTTCAGACAAGTTCCTAACTTTGATTACATCAACGTAAACCCAAGTAGTGATAGTGTTAGAAACTATATCACCGTAAAAAATCTCTTTAAAAGAGGACAAATCAGAAAAGAGATTTTCAAAAACGTCAACTATTTTACCAAGTATTTTATAGTTGGCAATCAAAGACCAGATAACGTGGCGTATGATCTATATGGAGAATCGACTCTAGACTGGGTAGTTTTATTATCAAACAATATTTTAAACTTACAAAACGAATGGCCACTACCACAAGAAAGTTTTGATGAACTAATGCTCAAAAAATATGGTAGTTATGAAAATCTATATGGAGTTCATCACTATGAATCAATAGAACAAAAAGATGAGACTGGTACAATAGTTTCTCCTGGTGGTCTTCATGTAGATAGAACTTTTTCTATAGAATACTATTCATCTAGAGATGGACAGGTTCTTAGAGAAAACATCACAGTACCAGTGACAAACTATGAATATGAATCGAGAATAGAAGAGAAAAAAAGAACTATATTTACATTAAAACCAAAGTATCTTAGTGTTTTATTTGATGACATTGAAGAAATAATGGATTATAAAAAAGGTTCTGAACAATATGTGTCCAGAACCCTCAAAAAAGGATTTAATGCTAAACTATTTGATTAAAAATCATCATTTGCTAGAGCATTAAACATTGACATCGCATCATCTTCATCCTCATCAACCATAGAAGATAGATTAGCAAGTTCTCGCTTCATGGATTCAGGTGGTTCAGGTGATCGGGAAGATCGAGCAGCTTTTTCTAGTTCTTCCATTACATTATCAGTCTTAGTAGGTTTGTGGGACAATTCTTCATATTGTTCCTCTTCATCAAAAGATTGAGACTTGGGTGCAACCTTACCAACTCCAAGAACCGTATTTAGACGCTTTTCAAGATCTTCGTAAGACTTAAACTCGCTGTCAGCAGCAAGTGCAGTTAGAGAATACTGCTTTTTCCAGATAGACTCCAAAACATCGTCATCTTCATGTAGAGCATTAGGACTAGTAAACTCAGAAGAATCATAGTTCCAGTATCCAGCAACTTTGGTGATCTTCAGTTTAAAGTTAGCACCAGTCCAGAAATCAAATGGATCGATTGCTTCTTCATCTTCAAACTCTGGTTGCATAGAAGCAAGAATCTTGTCATGGATTTTCTTACCGTACTTATAGAGGAACACATTGCCCTCGTTTTTTGGGTGAAGTGGATCCTTAACAACGTAAATATTAGAATAGTAAGACAGTTTACGCTTACGATTACGTGCGATATCTTTATCGGACTCTAGACCACTGTTCCACAGTTTATTGTTTTCTACACAAACTGGGCACTTTCCTCCGTTAGTAGTCAGACAGTTGTCAATCAACCAACCACCAGGACCTTGGAAAGCATGACTGAAGACTTTTGCCCATGGCATGTCTTCACCTTCGGGTGCAGGTAGAAAACGGATTACGGCATAACCAGTGCCACCTTTGTCCATTTCTGGTTTCCAAAGGCGGTCATCGATAGAACCACGGGCAGAACTTTTTTCAACTTCTTTGACAAGTTTTTCAGTAAGAGTTCCTAGACGGGACTGTTTCTTAAGGGTTTCAAATGACATATGAACCTCGTATTTTTGTAAGTATTTGGCCTGTTTGGGTTTGCTTTGGTGCGGATTCCCTAGCCGCATAAGAATAGTGTATCAGTGATCGGTGTGCCTGCCAATATCCTGCTTCATCTGGACTAGTGCTTTTTCCATGTTACCAAACATGAATGAAATGTCAACTCCTTCATCCAAACCCATTGACTTAGCAGATTCAAGAATTTTATTTTTAATCTCTTGTGCTTCTGGATCATCAGAAAGACTCATACGAGTATACAATACTCTTTGCTTTTCTAGCAACTTTTGAAGGAGATCAACATGTTTAACTTTTTGTTGTTTATCCATTCTATAAAAGTTAAACACGTTTTTGTAAACATTTTCCTGAAGATCGGAGATCTCTGCTAGTTCTGCTCTAACAAGATCGGAATCAAAAAATGTCATATTAAGCACTCCTTTAAAATACGTTTAAACTTAAATATATCAATA